GAACTTGTTCTATTAACTGTTACATAATAAGGATTTAAAAGAATATACTGAACAGGAATTTCATTCTTTACATCATATTTTGTGGGATAATTCTTATTGATTATTAGATCAGTCGTATAAGAAGATCCATCGTAAGAAGCGTAGCTCTCTAAAATTTTAGAAAAATCATCAATTGTAAATTTAGCATTTATTTTATAAAAGAAAACGTTGCCGCTGCGATAATATTCACGGAAGTATTGATCTTTTACGTTCCACATTTGAACGTATTTCATCCATTTAGTAAAAAAGTCTCTAGCTTTTTGACTGCCGCCTTCTAAATATATTTCAGCATTAGCAAATTCAGACATAATATCAATTGCGTTTCTGAATATAGCAATATTTGCATAAGCTTTCTGACATAATTCAATAGCATCGCGAATATTATAACCATTGATTGACATCTCAAATGGCAACAATCCTTCTCGAATATTACCATATTTATAAATTTTAGGACCTACATAAGCTAAGTTTCTTCTTATTTCTGAATTGCTTGTTCCGCCGCCTCTTTCATAACTAGCTTTAATTTCCGAATCGTAGAAAGGTTCACCAACCAAAGAAGGCTCCGATTCATTTGTTTTCAACAACGCTTCTAATGGCAAATTATCATTATTCTCATTGCCGTGAGAAAATTTATTCCAATAGTCTGATTTTTTTGTATATTTACGGCTCATGTTATAAATAGTTACACATAGTAACTTTAAAAGTGACTTTTTAACTTATACATAAATACATTTTGATTTTCAAAAAATAAGTTTTTATCATATTTAGTCCAACCAAAATTCTTTAAAAAACCATCACAATACATGCCTTTTCCTAAAATATTATCTTTAGTTTCAAATCTTTCTGTTTTTCCATCTGAAAAAGTCCAGCTTATCCAAGTATTAGGTAAATAATTATCATCAATAGCTACTATACAATTTTCATTTAAATAAGGATACAACAACATCAATTCTGTAAAATGATGAATAGCAGATGGATGAGGGTCTCTTAAATCAAAATCAAAAGAATCTAAAAAAACTAAATCAAAATCATTAATTATATTTTTATCTAAAGAATCTATTATTTTTAAACTATCTCCAAGACGATAATCTATAAAATCTTTATATTCTAAAGAATTTTTTTTACATTTATTCATATTGTTTTCATCAATATCTATTGTTGTTAATTTACCACCAGTAAAATTTTTAATTATTTCAGCAAAAAGGCAAGTCATCGTTTTAAATTGAGGTATACCATCCGTATGCCCACAACCAGTTTCTAAAATATTAATAGGTCGATTTAAACTTATGAAATAATTAAATATATATTCAATAAATTTAATTCTGGATCCACCTAAAGCGTTTAACGAATTAATTTTATTTATAAATTGTTCTTTCATTTTATAAAAACATTGGAGTAAAACTTTCTTGAATATTTTCTAATTGTATATTTTGCATATCAAAATAAATTTTTGACATCCAATTTCCCAAAACTAAAGCTGAATAACTATCTTTTCTAGGTTTATCTGGTCCTGTTTTTCTCTTTAGATTAGGAGGCAAATCGAAATTCTGCAAACCTTGAGCGGATGTGGTGATTTGTATTAAAGCGCATTCTGTTTTAGTTAACAATATCATATCTGATAAATGTTCTACAAAATCTATCATTTTAGCTTCTTCATTTTCTTTTTCAGAATCTAAAGAGTTAGAAAATTTTAAATTACCAATATTAATTTTTTGTCTAGTTTGACTTCTGAAATTATCATCAATAGCGCGGCCAGCAAAATAAGTTCTTTGATGATCGAAATTAGCTTGAAGCAATTCGTTTGCTAAACGAATCCAAGTTGAAGTAGGTTTGCGAAGAACAACGTATTTGTAATCAGATTTATTGTATTCTGATTTTGCAGATAACAAGTTCTGTTGATATTCTTCAGGTCTTTCAAACTCAGTTGTGATTTGCTTTAAATTAATTTTAGCATCTTTGAATAGTTCGCTTTCATTACAAGAGTTCATGAATTGAACGCCGCCGTTATAATCCATGCAAATGCCAATAACATTGAAGTGTGTTAATATATATAGAAAATACTGTATGTGATCTTTTAAAGAAGAACCTGATAAAGCATAAGAATGCACAAGAGTAGAAATTTGTTTTTCTCTATTAATCTTCAAAACTTGAATGGCAAAATCATCAGAGGATTCTGTTTCGGACCAAGAAGGGTCAACAGCTACGATATATTCATCTTCTGGCTTGCCAACTACTTCAACTGACGGCAATTCACCATCAGGTACAGTACAAAGAGCCATTTTAGAAATTTTAAAATAACCAGAACTATCATCAGTAAATTGAGCGCCAAACTCTCTCAAAAACTGAGATTCACTCATTGTTGATCGAGCTTGATTAATTAGATTTTGATCGTAAAGCTGTTCAGGAGCGCAATCATAAGAGAACTGCATCACACATCTTTTTGTTCTTTCTTTATTTTTAGGATTAAAAATTAATTGTTCATATTGTTCATAAAGTTTATATAAATATTCAAATTTAAAAGAAGCGGATGACAAAGCTATCAGTTTGTTATTCGGCCATTGATAACGATCTTCTTCTTTCATTTGGCCTTGCTCAATTAATTTCGTTTCGACTTTATATAGATCTTCTCTTTGTGTTGGATTTTGTACAACAGACAAAAATGGAACAATAACTTCATTATAAATACGTTCCGGCATCAATAAAAACTCGTCAATAATAATACGATGAAAACGGAAACCGCGAAGCTTTTCGCCATCACCTAAAGGTAGAGCGCGAATACGACTTTTACCAATTTCCATCACCCATTCGTCATTACTTTTTGAAACATGAGTAATACATTGTTTTAATAAATAAGCTTCTGGCTTTGCTGCAATATCTTCAATCTTTTTAAATATCATTTTAGATTGACGAAAAGATCGAGATAAAATACCTATTTCTATACCTTGATTTAAAATAGCATCTAATACCGCATAAATACCACACGTCCAGGATTTGGAAAGTCCACGGCTCCAAACAGCTAAAAAATAATCACTTTCCAACATGCCTTTAATAGCCATATGTTGAAATGGAAATAATTTTACTCCAGCAATTAAATCTGTCGCAAAAGTAATATTGTTTCGAAGAAATTGATAAAACAATAACTTCGCTTCGCGCTCTTCTATATGTCCAGGAATTTTCGCCAACTCTTCATTGGAGATTAAATGTGACTTCCTTGGTACTTGGCTGCCGTGATCCCAACTCATTATCTATAAAATATTGTATATCCACCTGCCATAACTTACTACCATGATATAACAATTTAGGTATAATATCTAAAGATTTATTTCTATCACCAGTAAATACAAACTGAATTTTACGAGCATATTTATGGGATAAATATCTCATATTATGAAAGACATATTCTAGACTCGTCTTTCTATGAAATTTTTTATGATTATATTTTATTTTTGCAATATTGCTCTCGACAACCACAAATAAATAACCATCTAAACCAACAGCTTTCTCTATTTCTCGTTCAAACCGCGCTAAACCTGAAGTCATAGTCCCTAAAAAATCAGACTCAGCTTTGCGATCTACAAATGTATAACTATAATCTTTTTTATTTAATAAATAATCACCAACAAAAAGTTTTTCTATTTTTGTATTATTAAATTCTAATGGATCTTGTTCTCTTGTATCAACAAGCATTTGTACATCAGACAAATCAATAGAATGAAAATCTTTTGGTATATTTTGATTAAATAAGGGCTCTAATCCAATTTGCTTACAAGCTAAATTATAAGAATTAAAATGCTTCTTATAAATATTTATAGAAGGTAAATTCAAACTTATTAATTCATTTGAAAAAGGTGCGTATTTATATTCTTTTTCTTTTATTCTAGCTTGAAGCATCTCAAGTATTTTGCTTTTGACAATTTCTTGTTTTTCGCTTTTCTCCCATAATAAGAATTCTTGTATATCCAAAAATTCGGTTTGGAAATATTCTTTTTTGTTTTTGTATGGAATTTGCTTTTTATAAAATAAAGAATATCGCGGATAATATTTACAATAATATTCTGCTTGATAAAGTTCATGTTTTTTTAAATGAGCGTGTAAGCTTTTATCATTTACAAATTCTTCGTTACATATTACGCATTTGGTCATATAGCATCTTCTTTAGAAATGCCTAAAATTCTAGCCTTCCATGAAGACATGTTTTCGAATTTATCAGCTTCTTCTCTTACAACTTTCTTTTGCATATCAGCTATTTGAATCATCATTTTTCTTTCTTGTTCATCTTGAAACAGCTCAACAAGATTAATGATAGAAGCGTTTTTTTGTTGATGCATTTCGACTCGTTTAGATCTTTCACCGTTCAGTTTTTGTAGTGATTTATCTATACGTTGGGCGCATTGATTATATTCTTCACTAATAGTTTTAAGAATTTCAGTTAAACGAATAGTTAAATCTTTTTGCTCCTGAGTATCATTAAACATTTCATTTACTTTATTCTTTTTATTATCTATTTGCTTGAGATTGATATAATCCATACAAACATTAATATACAAATTAATTTCATCAATTGTTAAATCAGGTTTGTCCCAAGTTGAACGAACGAATTCAGCCTCGAAAAGATCTTTATCTGTTGCGCTACGATATGTATCGTAATTTTGTATAAAACGTGGGCTGGATAAATAAATTAATAACTTTTCTAAACATTTACGATGCTGAAGACTGAGTTTGGACTCATCTATTTCTTGACCGCACCATTTATTCACTTTCTTAATTACTGAATTTAAACTGCGCGGCACTACATATTTTTCATTTACCGCTGATTCGTTTTCGACTAAATAATCAGGATGATTTGTTTTAATATATTTATGAATAGCCTTGTATTGAGGGGTAATAAATATATTGACATTTTTAACGTCTTGAAAATCTTTATTAAATAAAAGCTCTGTAATTTGTTTGGGAGAAATGCCTGTTTTAATATTTTGTTCTATAAATTCAATATGACTATCAGTTAAAGCAAATTCTTGAATTTGATTTTTATTTTTTTGTTTTTTATTTAGAACGCCTGATTCAATCATAAAGTCGCGCACTAATTTACAAACTTTATCGCGACCAGTTAAATCAGTTTTATCCAACATTAGATTTGCAATTATAACATAATCGGTTTGGCCTTCTTCAATCTTTTTTAAAATAAATACTTTATTTTCTTCTGTTAAATTATTCATTTGAAAAGACATCGTTTTGTTCTAAAATTTCTTTTGCTTTTAAATATAAAAGTTTTTTTAAATTTTTAATTTGTTTATAACCCGCCTTGCGACCTTTTTCAGATGTTTTAAACTTTAAGAAACGCGCAACTTCTTCGTCAGTTAAACAATCAATAAAAAACATTTTATAAATAAAATAATATTTATCATTCAAATTAGCCTTCATTAAATCATGTAATTTAGTTTCGGCTTGAACAAAGTTTACACTTTCGTTATTTTGTATATTCAAGTGATAATTTTTATGGTTTTCAAGACTTACTGGAATTTTTAAATCGTATGCATTTTTTTTTGTTTTTTCCCACTTTGCGTATAGCGGACATTCATTACATTGTTTTTTGCTTGGAGTGAAACCACAGGAATTTTCTATTGATTTATCTAGCGCAGCTTTATTCTCATTAAATGGGCACGACAAACAAGGTTTAGCAAAAGAACTGTAATGATTGCGTATTATGTTTCTTATTTGATTAGTGACGATACGATTAACCCAAGGTTCAATTGCTCTCGATTGATCCCATAGATGCCATTTATTGTAGATATGTAATTTAATGATTTGTTCAATATCTTCAAAATCAAACCAAGTTATGGCTTTTAGTTTCCATTTGGTTTGGCGTTTTTTGATGATTTGATCAATAATTTCATACATGTCCTCAAAATGCTTTTTGTCTTTACGCCTCATTCACATCCTCGAAATTCCGACTAGATTGGCATTCTTTCAAAGATTGAGCTAAATACTCTTCTTGAGATAATATTTTAGATTGACCAATTGGTCTTTGAAATTTTTCTGATGAAGGTTTTTGACTTATAATCTCATTAACAGAAAATTTATTTCTACCATTCTTCTCTACTTCATATTCTAGTTTTCGTGGCTTAGTGAATGTTGTTGGTAAACCATCTTCATCCACTTCTGCGCTACGAACGTTACGAGAAACAGTAGGGCGAGATTGACCTAAAATTTGACCGCCCATAGGAGTTCCGCAGCTTGAACAAAATTTAGCTCCTAACATATGTTTTGTACCACATTGAGAACAATAAACATTACTCATATGTATATTATATTAGTGATTTTGAGTTTTATCTAATTTCTTAAGTGTATGTATGATATATTTCAAAATTTCACTTCTTAATATATCTTCTTCACTGAATTCAAAACAATGAATACCTTTTTCGCGACTTTCTTCAGTATTGAAGATGTCGTATATTTTCATAAAACCTGATTTATTACCAACATCAGATTGCATAGAATCGCCACAAATAAACATCTTAGTATTTTCACCAATACGAGTGATGGCAGTAATTAATTCTTTAGTAGAAAAGTTTTGGCATTCATCAATTAAAACAATCATGTCTTTCCATGTAGCGCCGCGCAAAAAATTAACTGGTAATGCTTCAATCATTTTTTGTTGTTCAAGATATTTAGTTTGATTAAGAGGTATCAATTCGTCCAATTTGTCATATAGCGGTATCATAAATGGATTAAATTTTTCATCAACTGTACCGGGTAATGCACCCAAAGCTCTTTCTCCAGATTCAGCAATTGTTCTAATATATTTGATTTCAGAATAATTTCCGGTATTAAATAAATGCAAAGCACAATAAACCGCCAAAAATGTTTTTGAACTTCCGGCTGGTCCATTAATAAATACAATTTTACTATTTTTATCAAAAACAATATTTACTATCATCTTTTGCTTATCGGTTAATTTAAAATCTTTTATATTCAATCGAACATGTTTGAATTGATTTTCATTAACTATTTCTTCAAGTTCTGGTTTAATGTGTTTTTTCTTCTTTTTATTTGACATGTTAATTTAGGATTACACTATTATATATGGTTTTTCACTGTTTAAGTATTCCTTATGCACCTACAAGGAAAGAGGTATCTTTATGCGCTTTTGTTCAAAAGGTATATAAGTTTTGTGACGAAATGACTAAACGAGGTCATACTGTTTATCATTATGGTCACGAAAACTCTAATGTTAATTGTACTGAACATATAACTGTTACTAATGATAATATTTTAAAATTGTCATATGACAACTTAAATAGTTGGCAGCAAGTAGGTTTCAATCAAGATGTAGAAACACATGCTTTTAAAATTTTTAATCAAAATGCTATTCTTGAAATCAAAAAGAGATTAAAAACAAATAAAGATTTTATTATGTGTTGGTTTGGTTTTGGTCATTTAAAGACTGCTGAAACCTTTCAGAAACAAGCTATTGTTGTAGAACCTAGTATTGGATACGATTCGATGTTTGCGCCGGTTAAAATCTTTGAAACAAAAAGCCAGCTCCATAAAATGCATGGGCTGGCTCAAACAAATGTAGATTTTGAAAAAGAGTATGTTGTTTATCCAGGTTTTGATGCAAATGATTTTGAATACAAATCAACAAAATCTAATACAGCGTTATTTTTAGGTAGAATCATACCGGAAAAAGGAGCGGGTCTTGTTTATGATATTTGTAATCATATACAGCAAGAAATTATTTTTGCTGGTCCAAATATAATGAAATTACAAGATACTAAATATTGTAAATTTGTGGGCTTTGTAGAACCAAATCAAAGAAAAAAATTATTAAGCAATGCAAAATTTTTATTTGCACCAAGTTTATTTATTGAGCCTTGTAATTGGACCGTCATTGAAGCTCAATTTTCAGGAACCCCAACAATAACAACGGATTTTGGCGGTTTTACAGAAACCGTATCACAATTAAGAACAGGATTTAGATGTTTTGATTCGCAAAGCATGATTCATAGTATATTCAATATAAATAAAATAGATCCATCAGAATGTTATAAAAACGCAATCAATAAATTTACAATAACAAATCAGTGTGACAATTATGAAAATATTTTTAAATCATTTATACATTGATCTATTTTTTCCTTGACCATTTCAAATGTTATTGTTTTTGTGCATTCAAAATTTTTGCTCCTAGGACACCACATCCAATTACTAGAATCAAATTTTTCTTCATTAAAGCATCCATGACAAACTTTTTCGTTATCAATTCTATAAATATCTTTTTTAAATTCACACCAATTTTTTGTAACATTAGAAATCAATACAACTTTTTTATTAACTCCATGAGCAAGCCAAGTTAAACCATTCGATGTTCCAAGATGAAATTCCGCATGATACAAGTAATTGCAACAATTTTCTAAATCTAATCCACATCTATTAATGCTTTTTTTAGGTATATAGTTTAAATTTTTACCATTTCCAAAAGATTCGTATTTATCTATACAAACTGTAGAAATATTATATTTATCTTTTAAATATTTTATTACGAAATCCCAACCATTTATAAAATTCCAATATCTACCTTGATGACTGGACTGCATTGATAATGTAACATATCTTTGTTTAATATTTCTTGGTTTTATATTAAAAGAAATATTTGTATTACTTTATTCAAAAGCTAAACCCAAATCATCTGAATATCCTTTTTGCAAAGGTTGATCAAAATGAAAATGTATTTCTTTATATTCATCAAAAACATCAGTATCTTTAAATAAAATATTTGGATAAGCCTTTTCAAAAAGATGTATCAAATTTTTATTTATTAAATAATAAACAGTGTTTTTAGTGATTTTTTGATACCGATCTACTTGACATACGGATCCGATAGTATCTCCTAATGCTGAAGAAGTGTTTTTAATTTTTACTATCATATATTTCGTAACCAATCTTAGTTTCTGTTATTTTATTTGGAAAAAATTTATTTTGAAATTCTTTTTTAGCTATATATCTTTCATAATTGCATTTATCAACATATTCAGCGGTAACTTCATTAGACTTGGCTTTTTCTACAGCATGAAATGTTTTTAAATTTGCGGTTTCTATATTTTTAAATTCTTGAGAATGCATAATATTGTTCCACAAATCATCATTATTGACTTGAATTTTTAAAAAATCATAACATTTTTTCCAATTATTAAAAGGTTGGCCAAAGAAATTATGTTTTTCGCTTTTAATATATAAAATGGTTAAATAATCAAAGGCGTAAGCTTCATCTACTTCTATATTTATCATATAATTAAATTAATATTTTTTCTCTACTTTGTCAATATATGAATACCCATCAAATTCAAAACATATTTCATCTGTATTGAACTTCAAGAATTTTTGTTTTTCTTTTTCAAAAGAAAGGTTCAACCACCAATCAAAAGCGTGCCAACCATACTTTTCGATTATGTATTTAAAATAATATTTATGTTTTTTTGAAAAAATATACAAATAAGTTCCCCACATACAATCGATTTCATAGATGTTTTCATGAATTTTTTTATTTAAATCTATTCCGTGAACCGATTTTCCAAATGTAAATATTTTATAATCAGTTTCATCTAAAACTCTAATCGCTTCATCAAAATATTTTTTGAAATTTTGCGGATCAACTAATATTTTTGCATCACCTTCGGCAATAACTAAATAATCATAATCATTTTCATCATTAAAAAATTCTAAAATAGCGTCGATGTGAGCTTTATAACATCCATAATGACGCGCTGTCAAACCAAATTCATCATGTTTTTTATCTAATTCAATCCAATGATTGTTGTTTTCAAAAACTTGTATTTTTTCAGGAATTTCATTGTATAATATCGAATCTTTTATTGAGTAATTAAAATTTTCAATCAAGGAAAATGATGACTTTATATTTTCAATAGATAAAAGCTCTTTTTTTCCCTTTCTATCACAAATCAAGTGTTTTAAAAGGATTTTTGGTTTTTCAATATCTTTAATTAACAAATTAATTTTTTCTTTAACCATTTCAAAAGAAATTTCTTTTGTACATTCAAAATTTTTATTTCGTGGACACCAAGCCCAATTATTTTTATCGAAATATATATTTATATCATTCCAACAACTGTTGCATACGTTTTTATTATGAACTCTATATGGAGTATGAAATTCTGATTTAGGGTCAGAAAATCCAGAAATCATTATAACTGGTTTATTTAAGCCCCAGGCCAACCAACTTAAACCCGATCCTAAACCAATAAAAAATTCACAAAAATATAAATCATTAATTCGATCTGATAATGGTTTATCGCCAGTTTCATCGATTGAATTAAATGGGATATGATTAATATGTTCACCATATCCTATGTTGTTATTTTTATCAATAGAAATAACTTCATATCCTAAAGATTTAACATAATCCACAATTTGATTCCAACCATCAGGATTATTCCAAAATTTAGCTTGACAAGTAGATAAAGAGCCTATGCATACATATTTTTTATTAAATTTATTTTTTAAATTATCTGGTAATGAAATTTTTGGTTGAATTTCAAAATATTCTAAACCTAAAATTTTAAAAGCTAATTCTTGTAAATTAAATTGATTCCATCTAATTCCATTTACATCAAAACAACCTAACGAATAATCTGAATTAATTGGCTTTTCATTGTAATTATGAAATTCAATATTAGGATATGTTTTTTCAAATAATTCTTTATAAGGAGTATAATATTTAATTTTGCAATTTTTAATTTTTTGAAAATGATCTACCACAGGAACCCACGCTATATTATCACCCAAAGATCCCGATTCATTAACTATGTGAATTGTTTTTTCTTGAAAAGCGTAAATAATACCTTTTTTATCTGAAAGGCTGTCAGTTGCTTGACATTGTAAATTATAACCTTCTATATGAAAACCATTATCTTTAAGTTTTTTTATAATACAGTCATTTAAAATTGCGCCATCATTATGATGATACTCTATTATAAAAGATTTAATTTTCTTGATTATTTCATTATTTAAAGATTTAAATATTTTGTATTCAAATCCTTCAATATCCATTTTTAATAAATCAACTGTTTGCAAACAATGTTTTTCCAAAAGAGTTTCTAAATTAATTGATTTAATTTTTAACGCATTGAAATTTTTATGTTTGAAATTATTTTCATAATCAGCTTCTTTTTGTTTTTCTATATCAAAAGAAGTTAACGTGGAATCCTCACATGTTATTAATTCAATTTCTCCATTTTCATTTGATAAAGCCTGATTTTCGCAAAAAACGTTATTAAAATCACAAAAAGTTTTTTGTAAAACATCAAAAGACTTCGATGGTTCTAAAGCTATAATTTTTTTAGCTTTTCTAGATAAACAAAAATCAGCAAAAGTTCCACAACTAGCACCGATATCTATAATAATCATGTTCTCTTTTACCGCTTTTTTATAAAAAGGTTTGGAATAAAAATCCAAACTCTGGGAAAAGAAATTATCATGCAAAGCCAAATCTGTTTCTGGATCAAAGACGAATTGAACCGCATGTTTATTTTTTTTGAAAGTTTTATCAATCGGTATTTCAATATTAAATAGTAATTTGTTATTTTTATAAGCGATAAATTTGAAACCAGTAAAAATATCTAAATCAAGTTTTTGATCTTTAGTTGGATAAATATTATATTCCCAACCTCTTATAATCGAAAAATCTTTTCGATTAAAAATAGAACATAAATTTAAATTTTTTCTCAAATCTTTTGCAATCAATATCACATCTTTAATATCTTTAGATGTATAATAATATAAAGTATTGTTTTGTTTATCGTATTTAAAAGACAATCCAGAAAGATCAATAGATTTATCACAATAAATTGTATCAAAATTTAAATTTATCAACGACGATTGTTCATTCTTCTCTAAAGATGTGCTAATTACTTCGTTTTTTACTGAGAAAAACAGATTATCTTTTTCATCGTAAACGTTAAAAACTACTGGTCCTGTAATGTTTTTAGTATTATTTAATGCTGAAAAATACTCACAATTACCGTCTAACCAAAAAGAATCTTCATAAAGACAAAAATTTGTTTTTTCATCAAAAAATTTAATTTTAGCTTTTACATTAAAAATAGAATTATTTCTGTATTCGATTCCTAATTTATTATCTGTGAATTTAACAAATGAAACATTTTTATTATTTAATTCCATAAAATTATTAAAAGCTATTTTTGCTGACTTGACCCATGAAAAATTATCTCGAATAAAATGAGATTCTTCAATTGATTTTTCTAAAAATTTATTATAGTTTTGGTATACGTCCAACATTTTCTTTTTCAAGTCTTCAAAATCAGGAATGTAGTAATCTCCTTGAACATTTTTACAGAATTGCTCTGAAATATAATTACTAGCATTTTCTGTATTCTTGATTTTAACTGGAATACCACGGTTTTTAGCAAACTCCAATTGCGCACTACATTCAGAATAAATAGATGGAACGCCACACGCCATTGCTTCAATTAATGGTAGATTCCAACCTTCAGCTTTAGAACAAGATAAAAATACATGAATCGATTTTAAATGATCAATATAATCTTCACGATTTAAAAAATTTAATATTTTAATATTTTCACTTTCCAAATCAAAATGTTTTAAACGATTATGAGTGCTTTTTAAACCATCAATATCATGAGGATTATCAACAGAAAGTAATAATTCAACGTTTTTGTTATTGCCAAATGATTCTTTGAAACATCTGATAATGCTCTTTGTGCTTTTTCTTTCGTCCCATCTTCCCAAAATAGCAAAAGTAAATTTATTCTTTAATTTTTTATTTTCTAAATTAAAGATTTTAGAATCCACACCTAAAGGCACAACTTTAATTTTATCTTTGGGTAAATCTTGTTTAATCAAGCATTCTTTCTGCCATTCAGATGGAACCCAAATTTGATTAAATGTTTTTAATTGTTTTACGAAATCATTTGGAAATTCAGTAGTTTCATACATTGTGTATGCAATTTTAGGACCACGGTAATTTTCATAAAAATAATAATGATTTAATTCATTAATGATTAAATTAACTTGCGGTTCAAAATTTGCAGTATAATTATAAATAGGAAAATCACTCCTAGAATGATCTGAATTATATAAAGTTTGAAGATGAAGAATTTTTTTATGCTCGTCTTCTATATCTAAATCGTGAGGTGTTGAATTATAACCTTTCCAACCGTGAGCAACTGTATAATTTCGAACTTTTACATTACATAAATTATTTAACTCTGGAAGTAAATTTTGACACAAAGAATTAAATCCTCCAGTACCCACAAAACTACAATGAGTTAATACCTTTAAATTGTTTTTATCTAATTCAGACAAATGTTCCATAGCAATATCCGCCGCATTTTCCCAAGTAAAAACTTTTCTTATATCATTTGATTCTTCTAAAGCTTTATTTTTATAAAAATCATAATTACGATAAACTTCAAGCATTTGTTTTTTTAAATCTTCAAAGTCCGGCTCACACCAATAACCAGGAGAATTTTGATTTTTATTTTGTTCGAAATCTTCAGCCAAAACAAGATTTTTTATTTTAACTGGAATGCCTTTATTTTGTGCAAATTCTAATTGCCCACCATAATTTGAATAAATAGAAGGCGTACCACATGCCATCGCTTCTATTAATGGAATATTCCAACCTTCTCCCCTTGCACAAGATAGAAAAACATGACCTCTTTGAAGATATGATATATAATCTTCTTGATTAGGGAAATTTAATATTTTGATGTTGGGGGCTGATAAATTATATTTTTTTAATCGTTCTTCTGTATTAGAACATCCGTCATTATAAAACCCGTTTTCAACTGATAAAATCAATTCAACATTTTTATCATGTTTGAATAAATCAATAAAACATTGAATTATTTCTTTTGTACTTTTTCTGTCTGACCACGCACCGAAAATAATAAATCTAAATTTATTGTCGTTATATTTTGTTTTTTTAGGAAAATAAATTTTAGAATCAACAGCCTCTGGTACAACTTTAATTTTTCCAGCAAAAAACCCTTGCTCAACAAGCATTTGAGCCTGCCATTTTGAAGCCACCCAAACTTGATCAAATTCTTTTAATTTTTCAAAAAAATTATTTGGATATAAAGAGTTCTCCCAAACATTATACGCTATTTTATAACCTTTATAAGAATCATAAAAATAATAATGATCAACAGTATTTAATATAATATTAACATCAGGAACAAAAGATGAATCATAATTATAAAGTGGAAAATCCTTTCGTTCTTTTTCTGGCGTCCATAAAGTTTGCTGATGTAATAATTTTTTATCTAAATCATTAACATCTGAACCATGAGGATTACCATCTTCGCAAGGATAACCTTTCCAATTTTTACCGATAGTAAAATTTCTGATTTTTAAATTGGTTTTTTCACTAAGTTTTCTAAAAAAACCTTGAGAGTGGGCGTTATATCCTGTTTTTCCAACATGGCTCGTATGAGCTAAAATATTCATCCTAAAATTATTAAATACGTTACTCTAAAAATTGAAAAATGTCAACACTTTTTTTAAAAAAATAAAATCACAAATTTATAATATTAACATCATCAAGAAAAGTAAAAATAGATTCTTCGTTTTTATATTCATTATCTAATGACAAAATCAAAGCACCTTCTTTGTTATAAAATAAAAACATAAATCTCTTTTTCAAATCAGGATTTAAACTTATGTAATGCTCAACTCCAAATTCTATAAAAATTTCAGTTTCATAATAAACGCGACTATTATAATAATAATCAATTACTTTAACTTTAGTATATATCGGTTGCAAAATATTGCTTCTGTTAGTTACATAAACGCCGTTTTTATCGTCGAACCATCTTAAAAAATGTATTTCTTCAGTATTAATATAAATCTATATTAAACGTCTTCTTTAGCTATAAACTCTTTAATCATTGTAGTAAAAAATTTCTCAAATCCTAGTTTTTTAATACACTCACTGATTTTTTTAGAAGCAACCATCTTGCCCACAATTTCACCCTCTATATAATCATATTCATCATCGTCATCATCTATTGTAAATATATGGGGATTATCGACTTTTAATATAATAACTTCTATAGTAGTTAAATCACCATCATAATGAGAAAACGATATTTTGCGCTTATAAATACCTTCATCATCCGGTATAGCCGCCATTTTATGTCCGCGACCGTCTTTATATATTAACACATAGTTCATTATATAATATAATCGTTGTAACAACCAGTATTTAAATAATTAATTGCACTATATAACAAATCAACATCATCATTAAAACGTCCTATGCCTAAATTACAACTATTACATATATATCCTCTAAAAGAATCAGTAAAGTGGCAATGATCTAATATCCAAGATTCAGTGTGTTGATGGCAGATGGGACATGGTCCCGGAGGAGGTGGGGGGTTCTGTAATTTCAACTTACTTCTTATATTAGACAGATGTCGGGCGCAATGAATACATGTATTCTTTCTACCAGCTTTATTTGTTGAAAAGAACGGAAATTCTTCTATATTTCTTTCTATATGACAACAACGGCATTTTTTTTGAGATATTACCATATAAAGTTATAGAAAAAAGGGCCGTTTTATTTTTTTGATGTTAGATGTATAAAGGATGTTTTGTCAAGTAGTTTTTTTAAAAAAAGGGGGGGGGATATAGAGAGTTTTTTCTGATATAAGATGATATGTTCTGAGGATAGGAGAATATATATGATTGAAGAAATTGGAGATTGAGGAAACCCTCCCCCCCCTCTACGCTGAAAAAAGCAAGTTGTAAATTTTTCAAAAAAATGGGGGGGTCACAGCGTTGGCATGGTTCATGCTGGATGCGGTAAGCGTGCCAAGTGCGATTCCCAGGTGAATTGGCATGAAACTTCTTTGGAAGAAAAGTTGTCCGAAAGATTGACGGCAACCTAGGTTCCTGCCACACTCTTCTCCGTGATGAACAACGAACTACTCGATCCTCAGTCAGAGATTTATCCCCTCGCGTCCGTGAGCCTCGAAGAGGTTTACGATCACCCCAACATCGGGCCGCTGCCCGAGTGCTGGGGTGGCAAGCTCAATACCCCTGAAGACCTCGATTGAAAAATCTG